GTAGGGTATCCTAAAGAGTAAATCCCATACAGGTTCGAATCCTGTCCTGACTACAAAATAAAACGATGATTAAACGCTCAAAATACAACAATAAAAAAACTAAGGTCAACGGCATTACCTTCGATAGTAAGAAGGAAGCCGATAGATACGTTTTTCTGACGCTTAGAGCGACGAACGGAGAGGTACTTGACCTACACCTTCAAGTGCCTTTCGTTTTCGCCTTAGAGGGCAAAAAAATGTTCACGTACAAAGCCGACTTCGTTTACTACGACAAAACGCTAAGCAAGACGATTATTGAAGATGTGAAGGGTATGCGAACACCGTTGTATAAACTGAAAAAGAAACTAATCGAAAACCAACACCAAATAACAATTACGGAAACATGAGCCCAAAAGAAAAAGCAGAAGAGTTAATTAGAAGATTTTATTCAATCGGTGCAATTGAATGTAAACAATGCGCATTGATTGCAGTGGATGAAGTCTTGATAGCCATACCTGAAGCAAGTGATTATGATTCTCGATACAATCACGAATTAGTTTATTGGCAATTAGTAAAAGAAGAAATCGAAAAGCTATGACCCACCCATTTGATAAATACAAGTACAATCGGTTTGGCTTTGAAGTAGGCCAAGAACTGGAATGGTTTGAGTGGCTACACAATTACCGTGCATCGCTGAAAGAATACCGAAACCAACTAAAAAACGAACGCTTTGAAGACGAGGAAATATTAAAGCGTTTTATTGCAGTCAAGGAAGAGTTAATCCAAATATCGCAAACCATCCACACCTTTGCATCCAAGATCGCATTCAGACCTTACCACAAAGCTTTTTTAAAATCCATAAAAATAGACAGGGCAGAACTATTGAAGTTCAAAACTATCCTGTTAAAAAACTACGAAGAAAGCGAAAGTAAAGACGCAAAGTATTATCTTTCAATCATTAAATCCTAACCATGGAAAAAGTAGTAACAATATCTTTGGAAACAAATAGTGAACAAAGAACCGAATGTTATTCAAATAATTTTGACTTTGATAGTGATAATTTCTGCATTCAAGATATACTTACTATCACTTGTGAAAATTTAAAAAAAGCGTTTGGAATAAACGATGACGATGTTATTAATATGCTTGGTTCATCCAAGGAATTTTACGAATTAAAGCGTAAAGCAGAACATGAAGAGAATTACCCTTCAATGTTAAGACATAAACCCAAAGGTAATTAACCATGGAAACAACCAAACACGGACGTAACATCGTGTCAATCCGATGCAAAGACGGCGATCAGTTCTTACTATTATCCGATCTTCACTTTGATCACCCGAAATGCAGGCGTGACCTACTCCAAGATCACATCGAGAAAGCCATTAACCTGGGAGCGAAAATCCTAATCAATGGTGACTTCTTTTGTATCATGCAGGGTAAGTTCGACAAGCGAGCAAGCAAAGACGATATTCGCCCTGAGCATCAAGGCGGGAATTACTTTGACTTGGTTGTTAACGAAGCAGTTGAATGGTGGGCGAAGTACGCTCACCATTTACTTTTTGTAGGGTACGGTAACCACGAAACCGCAGTGAGCAAACGTCACGAAATAGACCTCACCGAGCGGTTCGTTTCTTTGCTGAATTACAAAACGGGTTCAAAGGTTTTGAATGGTGGGTATGCAGGTTGGATTGTGTTCAACGTGCATCGAGGCCACGAAGCCAAAACTTACATCAACTTCAAAATGAAATACCACCACGGCCACGGGGGCGGTGGAGTAGTTACAAAGGGAGTAATCCAACACCAACGGATGGGCGCACAAGTTGACGGTGCCGATGTTCTTTGGATGGGGCACGTTCACGAATTGTATCACCACATCAATATCAAAGAAGCATTGCAAGGTGTTGCGCCTTATGAAGTTAAGCAACGCATTCAACACGATATTAGGACTTCAACCTACAAAGACGAGTTTACGGACGGAGCTTTTGGTTGGCACATCGAACGGGGTGCGTATGGCAAACCAATCGGAGGGTATTTAATGCGATTGAATTACGTTCGTGATGTGAAGGAGAAAGAGCGTAATTACATCAACCCCGATTTTCAAGCGATTTATTCAAACATTTAAGGTTATGGCAAAACCAATATTTTTAATGGGTATCAATCGTGGTGGTGTGACTGAGGAAATTTACAACACTATACAGAAACAATTAGAAGAGAAACTTCCAGATTACCACACGTTCGTTTATTTCACAAATTCCAACGAAATAGAATTTAAATGTTTTTATGAAAAGGACTTTGAAGAAATTAATTTTGAGCAATTAAATAAAATTATCACAGAACAATTTAAAAACTAAAATATGGAAAACGAAAAGTATGTAGGCAAAGGTTGGGCGAACCAGTACGGTGTGAAGGTTCAACTAAAAAAACAAGATTTACTCGATTTACCAACCAACCAATACGGGGACATCGAAGTCTTTGTAGGTCAGCGCAAAGAAGTTGATCAAAAGAGCAAAGCAACGCACTGGGTAAAATGGAAGGCGAAAGATGCACCCATGCAAGCACCGAGCGAAATCCATCCTGCACTAACCAAGGCGGGATTCGTACCCGAAGACGACGGGTTACCTTTCTAAAATTTCCCATTCAATAAGTATGCACCCACTAATCGCAGACGTACTCCAACATCAAAGCTATCGCAAGTCCTGCTATGACATTGTGAGGGGTACGCACTTCGACGGTGAAGACCTTTACCAAGAAATGCTACTTGCGTTACTCGAAAAAGAGGACGTGAAGCTTTGGGAGGTTTGGCATTCGGGAGGCCATCGGTGGTATGTGCTTTCACTTATTTACCGTTTATTTTTGGGGAAAGGTTCGTTATGGGATCAGAAGTACCGTGATCGGTTGCTACGTGTGGACGTTGACTGGACCCGTGTTGAAGTGATCGCTGAAATATACGACCATGAAAGCGAGGTTCAAACATCGAAGCAAATGGAAATGATTGAGGATGCAATAGCCGAACTGCATTGGTACGAGCGTAACCTGTTCATGGTTTACGTTGAGGCCAAAAATATGCGACGTATTAGTACATCGACCACCATACCATACAACAGCATCAGGTTAACCATTAACACGGTTAAAGACAAATTAAAAAAGAAACTAAAATGATTTACTTACAAATTTTATTTATAGCGTTTTTCTCTGCGTGTGCGGGGGTAACGATTACCAAGCTAACGGGCATTGGTGATAAGATCGGATTCAAACCGTTTAACTGCTTTGTATGCCTTTCGTTTTGGACTGCGGTTGCTTCATTCTTTGCAACCGTTAGCCTTCCAGTGTTGAGCCTGTTTGCTTACTCTATTGGGTGCGGTTTTATCGCTTGCATCATTGCGTACTTTTTAATCGATAGGATTTACCGATGAACCCTGAACACTACGATAGGAAGGTACAACCGATTGACTTAATTGATGCCTTTGAGTTGAACTTCAACTTAGGTAACGTAATTAAGTACACCGCAAGAGCAAACTACAAACACGATAACCCAAAAGAGGATTTGATCAAAGCAATTTATTATTTACGACGTGAATTAAAAAAATATGAAAATAGCTAACAAAATGACCGACGAACAGTTGAAGCGGTTAGAGCCATTGTACCACAAATGGGTACAGTTTCAAAACGAAAAGACCTTGCGCCTAAGTGGTGAACAGGTTGCAATTATGGGTGCAGTATGGAGTGAGGTAATGGGGAAGCGTTGGACGGGCGGTTGCCAAGCCTGCACCGTTAACGCATTCTCTACGATCATGAACCATTACGACGCTGAACTTGACCGTAGGCATAAAGCAATCCATGAGCAACTTATTCAAGAAACGTTCACGGAAAATGAACCGACCGAAATTGTGAACACTAAACAAAAAACCGATGCCACTACCAAAAAGAAACCAAGACGAAACAAAAAGTGAGTTCTTAGACCGTTGCATGATTAATACAGTCATGAAAACGGAGTACGAAGACCCAATACAACGATTAGCGGTTTGTAATGCTTTGAGCCGTAAGGAAAGTTACGCAAAATTTGAAAGCCATTCCGACTACCCAGAAGCAGTAAAGAACAATGCAAAACGGGGTATTGAACTGAACGAGAAAGATGGTAACAAATGTGCAACACAGGTGGGTAAGGTTAGAGCGCAACAACTTGCAAATGGTGAGCCGTTAAGCGTTTCAACGATTAAACGAATGTACTCCTATTTGAGCCGTGCAAAGACGTACTACGAAACGGGTAAGCCTACCGACTGCGGTTACATTTCCTACCTTCTTTGGGGCGGTTTAGCTGGCCTTCGTTGGAGTGAAGCAAAGTTGAAGGAGATCGAGAAATGACCACGGAAAAACAACCCGATGTAATCGATCAGGCAATTAGTGCGGTTGAGTTGTATGCATCCATTGCCAATTTACTGATGGATATTGCAGAAACTGCGGACCATGTGAGCGTGGGCGGTGCTACCGATTACGAATTAAAGCTTATGTGCATGCAGAAGCTAAAAGAGATCGTTAACAAAATTGAAATCTGATGCCAAGCGGAGAGCATTTGAAGGGCAAAAGTCCGCACGGATTTGGTAGCCATCCCGAAAACATCAATCGGAATGGAAGGCCGAAGGCATTGCGCAACGTAATCAAGGATTTGTTTATTGAAGAGTTTAACGTTCAGTTATCGAGTAGTCAGGCCAACGAAATGATTATGGCAATGCTTTGCATGACCGAGCGACAAATCAGTGAATTAGGCGAACGTGATGATGTGCCGTTTTGGTTAAAGATGATTTCTAAAAAGATGGAGCGGGATTTGAGCCGTGGTTCTATTCACTTGATGGAAGTTCTTTTTGACCGTGTGTACGGGAAGCCGAAAGAAACGATTGACAGTACAATATCGATGCCGAAAGCAGAAATTCACGTGGCGACCATTTCAAGCCCTATCGACCTTTCAAATAGTGAGGATGCAATTATTCTCGATTGATGTTTCAAACGTCTGTCATATTCGATCGCAACTACAATTCGACTGCCGAGGTTATCGTTAACCAAGGCGGTACAAGTTCGGGCAAAACTTACTCGATATTACAAGTGCTATGCTTAAAAGCGATTGGAGAAAATGATCAGGTTATTTCGGTTGTAGGTCAAGACGTGCCGAACCTAAAAAGCGGTGCGCTCAGGGATATGCAAACCATTGTAGCGAGTTCGCCTGATATTCAAAGTTGGATTAAAGGTTATAATGCGAGCGATCGTATCTACACGTTTCACAACGGATCAATCATTGAATTTAAAAGCTATCAAGATTCTCAGGATGCAAAAAGCGGAAAGCGTGACTACTTCTTTTTAAACGAAGCGAACGGAATTAGTTATGAAATCTATTCCGAACTTGCCATGCGTACAAAAAAGAAAGTGTTTATTGATTACAACCCCAACGCTCGCTTTTGGGTACATGATAAATTGATAGGGAAGGAAGGCGTGGAGTTGATCATTTCCGACCACCGACATAACCCATTTTTACCCGATATTATTCGCAAAAAGATTGAAGCTATTAGGAGCGAGGACGAGGAACTTTGGAAGGTGTACGCCCGTGGAATGACGGGTAAAATTGAAGGGTTAATCTATCGTAATTGGGGAACGATTGGAACGATACCAAGCGATGCTCAGTTGATTGGCTACGGGATGGACTTCGGATTTACCAATGACCCGACCGCAGTGGTTGGAGTGTACCGTTACAATGGGGAGTTAATCATTGACGAGGTAATGTACCATAAAGGGTACACGAATCAAGATATTAGCCATTTTATGACCAGTTGTGGAGTTGATAGGAGCGTTACAATTGTGGCGGATTCCGCTGAACCGAAGTCGATTGAGGAACTTAGGCGCATGGGATGGAAAATTGAGAAAGCAAGTGATAAAAGAAAGCTTTTTGGTATTGATGTTGTAAAGCGGTTTAGATTGAATATTACTAACCGTAGCAGTAACATAATCAAAGAGCTTAATTCTTACAAGTGGAAAGAAAAAAATGGCAGTGCAATAAATGAACCTATTGAAACATTTGATCACGGAATGGATGCTTTGAGATATTTGGCAGTCAATAAATTAGCAGAGAAAAACAAAGGGAAATATGCAATACAATAACATTTGGAAAAAATTAACCGTAGGTCAGTATCAACTATTAGCCGACCTCAATCACTTGGAAGGGTGGGAGTATATGCGCTCGGTTGTGGCAATCGTTGAGGGTAACGGTTTCGATGCGGTTGATAATTACCCATTGATTGACTTACGCAAGCGATACGAAGCCATTGCAAAGCAGTTAGAGAAAGAGCCGTTTAAGCCGTTCAAATCATTCGTTAAAATAGACGGCAAGCGTTACTATGTAACCCGATTCTTTGACGAAATCAACACCGCTCAATTCGTTGAAATTAGTGAGTGGAATAAGACGAAAGAGGACGGTGTAAAGAACTTACATTTGTGCGTTGCATCGCTTTTGCGTGAAACGAAGTTTGGTTGGTTACCTAAAAAGTACAACGGTAAGGACCATGCAAAGCGTGCTACGTTGGTGAAGGAAAAAATGTTAGCGATTGAAGCATTGGGTTTGTCCGCTTTTTTTTTGGCCAGTTGGGTGAGGTTGCTAGAAGATTTACCAACCTATTTGGACAAGGAAATTCAGACGTTGAAGGCGGAGATGGACGCCCTGACATTGGAACAGGATTCACCGAGCGATACGGTTGGATTGTCGTAATTGATAGGTTAGCGAATAGCGACGTTCTAAAATGGAATGAAGTATTTGAACTTCCAGCGATTGAGTTCTTGAATTATGCGAGTTACCAAGTTGAGAAAAGCAAGCATGAAGCGTTTGAAATAAAGCGTCGAGCGAATGGGTAACTTTTTAGGATTTCCCATTTAATAAGTATGGCATTTATCGAGTTCAACGATGTGAGTGGTGCGTTCAATCCTGCGGTTGGTGGGTTTGGTACTACCGACGTTGACCAAGCTTTTGAAGGTGTTGAAAAGGAAA